TTCGTACCATCTCATTCGCCATCTGTATTGCCCTAATGGCGAGAATTCTCTCAGGTCAGCATATTGATAGGTTTCACCGCCATCATCGGAGAAGTAGAGGCCAATATTGGGTTTGAATAAACTATTGTAGAAATTATCCTCAAATCCAGGTGTGTTACCATCTTCTGTAATAAGAAATACATCCTGACCACCCGGCATGTCTTCAGCTATTACAAAGGTAGGATAATTATCTTCTGTAATAATAAAGGTAGTATTGGCAAATGGCCCTTCAAAACTATAAAAAGTTTGGTCGCCAAAAACAAAATCTATCTCAATGTAATCGGTTATGAATTCCGAATAATCTTCATTAAAGATTTGCTGAGTAACGAGCTCATATCTGAACGGATATTTAGTAAATGCATTTAAATCCTGAGATGCAGTTCCTGGGGTTCTATCTTCATTATAATAGATATTCCCAGCCATCTGATAAACGGCACCATCATTCTCAACGGTAACTAAATGCAAATTATTAAAATAAACATGCTTTTCAATTCTATTTCTTTCGCCATTTAATTCGATGGTTCTTGTCCAAGTATTCGTAGAGAAATTATATTCCAATGCATAAGAATTATTGTTTAAATCTACTTCGCCATATCCCTGATATTTGCCTCCAGAGACGCGATACAGAATTGTTCCTTCATATTGATATAGGAATCCATCTGAATTGCCTGTAAGAAATGGGCTCGTGACACCTGGATTGCGAGAATTTTGCAGTATCACATTAATAGCTTGCGTTGATATGTCTTGAGGCTGTTGGCCATTAGACGCCATAAAGCTTACAAGACCACTGGCATTTTTGGCCAAAAAGACTAATCGTCCGAAATCGATGCTTAATGTAAATGGATCGGCAATACCATAATCCCAGTTATACGAACTATTCTGTTTAAATGGGAATTCAGTAGTGGCTCCCGCAACGGTAATTTGTTGAGGAATGTTGGCCCAAATATTAGTCACAAAGTCACAGAACATATACATTTGATTATGTAAAACGCCAAGCTGCCTAATAACGCCTGTAGCGCTGGCAAATAATGGGGCGCCATTAATGGTAAACATCGCGGTAGGACCGCCAGCAGCATTTACGGTGCTTAAATAGAAATTAGGCGTATTTGCTTGGCTCACTACAAATCTATTGCCAAATGCCACAACAAATTGTGGGTTTGTTGGGGCATGCGTATCAGTTATTTCTTGAAATAACACTGAACCATCAGGATTTTCCGTGATTAAATACATCACAGTTCCTGCAGTAAGAATGGCATAAATGGTAGTATTTACGGCTAAATAATCAAACCAAGTTTCAGCACCTAAAGGAATATCGCCAAGGATTACTTGGTTATAGAATTGATCTACCTGTATTACCGAAGTCCCCACTATCAAATAAATATAATTGATAGTCTTAAACATCTGACTTGGCTCTATTTCAAACACCAGTACATTTTTGCCGAAAAAATCAATATGTTTTCTGCCCATACAAGGATATAGAGCTTGGGTATTTTTAGTGTCTGGCGCAGAAATCCCATACCAATTCGCACAGTCAACTGATCCATATTGAGTAAATCTTTGAACTCCATAATATGTGAAAATCGGAAGCCGTTCTATTGGCATTATTCAATCCATTGTCTATTAGATAAAACATTATTAACTATTGATGAAGATATATTGTATTTTTTAGCTAATTCCTTGCGAGTCATGAAACTTGATTCTTGCCTGATTAATTTAGCTTTTTCTATTGTAAGTTTAATTCCTTTTCTATTTCTTGCTTGAGTTTTTGCATCAGACCATTTGCAATTATCAGGACAATAATCTTTATTATTATCTTTTCTATCTATTGATAGATTATCCGCATACCCATTTTCTAATGACCATTTGCAAAATAAATCTGGATTTTCAATCCATTCATCACACATTCTTATTCCTTTCATTCCATACAAATGAAAGCATTTATCTTTTTTGCTATAACATCTATTTAGCATGCATTTATATATCCCTAATAATCTTGGATATGTTTTTCTATAAGAGCATTTAATTTCTTTTGGTCTTAAGCATCCACAATGCTTTCTATCTTTTAAATAATAAGCTTGTGCTTCATATTTTCGTTTGCAAACTTTACAAATAACGATAGCTTTTCTTGTCTTCCCGTCTTTTCTGCCAAGATCCGCTATAATCTTAAATCCATTTATTTCGCCAGGTAGCTCTTCCCATTTCATATTTAATCCTCCCAATAATGATTGAGAGATTATAGATGTTCCATGGTATTTTGCGCAATCCATGATTAAGCCATCCAGTTAAATTCCAGCCCTAACTCTCCATGAGCCATTCAACAAACTAGCTCTATCGCCTGTAATCGTGAGATTAACTTCCGAGGCAGCTTCCATCTTATCTTGAGCAGCAATAAGCATTTCCTCTAATTGAGGTGTCCAAGCGGCCGCACGACCTTTATACATCGCAATGTCTTTGGCTAAAGCAAATTGTAAAAATCTAACGTAATAGCCCGGCAATCCGCTCATATCATTAGCAGATGTTAAGTCGGTTAATTGAAATTTTCCGCGGATATTAAATTCAAAGAATTGGCTCGGCGCAGGATAAATGCGCAAATTAACGATATCAGTGTCAGGATAAACAATCACAAACCGCGGCAATCCTTGCAAAGGACCATATTTAAAGGATGCCAAAAATTCATCGCGAGACTTATTAATCAAAGGATAAGTGACGCCATCCAAATAAACCCATGCGCTATCCAAATTTGCCAATCTTCCCAAGGTAATATTAGGAGTTGGCAGATAATCCGCTGGACCTACCGTCACATATTCTTGGCCAATAGATAAAGGAATGCGTACTTCTTTGGCAATCGTCAATAACAATCCAGTAGAAGCATATGAATCCAACAATTGATTGAGAAGCAAAATTCCTTGCTCAAAATCATTTCCATGCAAAGGCACGGTTGGATTATTAGCGCTAATCAATCGATAACTTTGGGTAACAAATTGCAGAACGGTGAGTGCTGCCATTATTTTTTACCCCTCTTCTTATCTTCTGATGACTCAATAGGATTGGCTTGCGTCAATTCTGGAGCTTTAATTGATTCGGCAATGCTCTTTTTTTGAAACCAAATGCCTGATGATATATGAGATTGGTATTCATCCCATGATTTAACAAGCTTTTGCTCGCCATTAACGGCATAGACGAAAACATGGAAGTCTTTTTTTGACACCACGCGCCCATCATATATAACGGTTTCGCCTTCCATTTCGCCTCCTTTGCTGTAAGAAAAGCGCGCCATATACGGTTATGACGCGCCGAACCTAATTAATAGTTATTAGGAACAGATTCTCACTGCAAATTCAGGGTTGATTGCAACGCCGCAGATAACGTCGATTCGATCGAGCTGCTCATAATTTCTGATATCAGCACCTAACGAATAAGTCATCGCTAGTTTATAAAGGTCAGAATAACGAGTAACCGCTTCAACACCCCCTTTTAATTCTTTCAAAGGAGGAGCTGCGAATACAATTGCTTGAGTATGATAAGCAATTGAAACGTTATGACTGTTTCTCAATAACATTTGGGCGCCATTAGGAATAGGGCCAGAAATGTTTTGACGCGCGCCACTGGTAACAATAGTTGGATTAACCGGAATATTAGCAGTACCACCGGCAGAAGATGCAGTAGTAGCTGTCACTACGAACTGTGCATTCTGATTGGTAATTGGCTGATAAGTTAATGGGTTAATCATGTAAACACCAGCAGTTGGCGCTACTTCAATGATATCGCCAACGTTGAAAGCATTAGGCTGGCTAGCAACAAGGCCTGTTACGGAAATGGTGTTGCCGCCATTGATTGGGCCATTAGTTACGGTTCCAGCTAGGGTAAAACCTGCAGGAGGCGAGCCGCCAGCTTCACCAACACCTGCAGTTTGATAGTTCAAGAAATTGGTCTTGAAGAAATCAAAGCCGGATAAGTGCCCAACGAATCCATCGATTAATGCGCCAGTATTTACGGTGTTATTGAATACAGAATATAGGTCATTGGATAGATTTGCTGCAACGCGAGGAGCAATAGCGCAGTAACGCTTACCGTCTTCTGGGATGCCAAGCTCAGTCATATAGGCATCGGCGCTTAGGATGGTATTGAAATCTACTGGCAC